CAGATCCCATTCAAGGAGATGACAGGGTATATGGCTATGTGGCGGAAACCATAGATCCTAAAACGGGTTTTAAAGATGGGGGTTTAGTTTCCATTGAAGAAGTGATAGGATATAATCATGGCTGATAAGGAATATGTAGACATTTTTGAAGAAGAGCAATCAAGCAATAGAGCGTCTTCTTTTGGAAAAGGTTTTGTAAAAGGATTGGACACACCAAAGGATCTTTTGGTGGATCTTCCTTTAGGTGTTTTTCAAGCGGGCTCTAATCTTATACAAGGACAGCCTTTAATGGAGGATACGATTCCTAATATTCCAGGTCTTGAAGACGCAATGTATTTTTTGAGCGATATGGAACAGGCGCAGAACAAACCCGCTGAACTCACTGGAATGCTTATGGGAGGAATTGGTACGGGCGCGGCGACGATAGCTGTCTTGAATAAGATTAAGAAAACCAATAAACCCTTGTATAGAAAATTAACTAAGATGTATCCGTTCAGCGTGGGCCAGTTTCATGTTGCAGCGAACGCTTTGCCGAGCACACCTGGCTGGTGGGGAAAGATTCATAATATGTTTAAGGGAACAGTCCCTACGAAGAAAGTATTAAAAAAAGTTGCTAATAATGTTTTTAAAATTGGAAGAGCTGGCAGTTTATTCGGAATATTAACTCCCAGTGAGATGGGGGAAGACTGGGGAGGTCATGGTTCCTATGAAGGACAGTTAGCGGCTGACAGCGAAGAAGCAAGGAATAAAATAAAAGCAGAAGCCGAACAAAATAAACAGCGAGAACAGGAATTAAAGATACTATTAGAGGAATTGAATGCGGGCTCCGTTGATCGTGATGAGATGCTGCAGGGCAAGAAGGACGGCGGTATTATTCATCGTGCCTATGGCAGTCCTGAAGAAGGAGAAATAGGGCCAGGAATCGCGGGCGATGATCCTTATTTTAATTTACAAGAATTGGATTTAGATCTTAGTCCTTTTGAAGGAGTTGAGGATTTGGATATTTTTGAAGAAGCGAAAAAAGAAGGATATGAAGAGGTGCAGGTGGCAGGATTAGGAAAAGAATTGTTTGGAAAAGTTCCCATCTGGGCCGTGGGAGGCGTTGATAAAGCCAAGATGCTTCTTCAAAACCTCTCGAAGAATGAAAAAAATATTCTCAGGTCCATTACGGAAAAGCTGGGCTTAAAAACAGAGAAGGGCAAGAAAGTGGAGGATGTCGTGGAGGACATTGACATCATTGACACCCCGGCGGGCGGTCAGGAAGTGGTGATGAAGAAAGCGGCGAAAACTATTTCGGATTCACCGGAAGATGCTGAGAGCGCTTTTTATTCCAGCGTTGAGGCTAAAATGATGGATCCCAATACGCCGGAGAGTTTCGCTTCAGTAGATGATTTTTATAAGTTCTTGAACAAGCGAGGCATATCCAGGGCTGAATTGGAGGATAATATTCTAGCGCGTTACATCGCCAGTGCCAAGAAGAATGAAACACCACTGATTAAGGAGGAGATGCTGGACATTATTCGCCAGTCTCCGCTGCGTAAGATCAGAACCAAGAATTATGGCTACTTGGGAGAGGCAGGCGACACGGCGAAATATGCCGACGGCAATATGGAAGAAGGATACATCCCCAATACATACCGTGAATCTGTCCTTTATTTGGATTCAAAGGATATTCCCCTGGATCCTGGAAAACTGCCGACTGAGTTTGGATCTACTCACGGTTTTCCTGATCGATACGTGATCGGTTGGTCGCGACTATCCGACCGTGTGGCGAAGCTTCCCGTTGAAAAGGGAAGTGTTTCCGCCATCGATCCGAAAGAGATGAAAACCATTGCAAGCAATGTGAAGAAGGTTGGAAATCAGGTGGACGGACTCTACGCGTCAGCCTACAGTAAATTATTCAGAAAAGGAGAAATAGATCTGCAACCTATAGATCAATTAAGCAAAGGGGAAATTAAAGATATTGTTAATCAATTTACTTTTGATCTGGAAGCTTTGGACGCACCCCTTTTTAGACAAATAAAACAGTTTGAAGATAAACTAGCGGCCGACACATTCAAGCTGAATCAGATGAAAGAAGCTGTGAAGGGAGCCGAGGTTCGCGTGACGTTCGCCGATGAGATTCAATCCGACGTGCTGCAGAACGCGCAACGCCAGTCTGAAAAGTTCATGCAGACATTCGGTGATCTTCTTGACAAGTCAGCGGCGGAGAGATCGGCGGCGATTCTACAGGCAAGATCATCGTACGGCAGTGATCTTGGAAGAATTGATCCGGCCGTGGCGGAATATTTTATTCAGAACAAGAGCGTCTTTCGCCCGATATTTCAGACCGAGCAGGAGATGCAGCAATTCATTGACGTATTCGCCAAGAACAAAGTAATTTTTCAAAAACTTAAAGAGGCGGGCGTTAAGGCGGATCCTGATCTTTTGGCGCAGGCCAGGGCAGGACAGGCAATGGAGAAGAAAATGCTGGATGAGCTTCAGGTTTCCTTGAGCAAGGAGGCCATGATGCAGTTGCAGCCTAACGTTCCTTTCAAGAACAGGAGCGAATGGGGGGAAACGCTTATTAAACGAGATTTATATGAGGCGGCGAAACTGCTGTTCCAGGACAAGAAAAGCGACGCGGCGACGTGGTACGCCATCTCACCGAGCAAGCTTATTCGCGACCGCTACCGCCAGAGTGGAAGCGTGGCAACGCCGAAGTCAGATCGTACAAAAAGTATGAAGGGAATTGGAATGGATGAGTTCTACGGAGGTCCTGACGCGACTGATGAATTTGGAAAGCATTACACTTCCGTTTTGGAAAAAGCCCTCAAGCGCGCGGCTCAAGAAAACAATTCCATAATTAAAATTATTAAAGTAAAAATTGGACCAAACAAATACACTGACGCTTTTGCTATCAAGTTGACACCGGAAATGCTATTACCGCATAAAACTCATAGAAAAGACGGGGGGATGGTGTATACTCCTGAGATAATTGATATATTTGAGGTAGCATAATGGCAATTGATAAACCTATCGGAACTTTAGGATTTACCCCAGATCCACCAGCAGGATTTCCAGAGGAGCAGGAAGAGGCGGTTAAGCAAATGGTGGAAATGCAAATAGAAGACGGATCTATGCCTGGTGTAGAATTACTCGATGACGGAAGCGCTATTGTAGGCGATCAGGAAAGAACTCTTGAAACCACTTTTGACATGAATCTGGCTGAAGTCTTGGAAGACTCCGAGCTGGGAAGAATATCAAATGAACTGCAAGAGGCGTTTGAGGATGATAAAGCTTCGCGTAAGGATTGGGAAGACACTTACAAAAAGGGACTTGATCTTTTAGGATTTAAATATCAGGAACGCACAATGCCATTCGCAGGAGCAAGCAGTGTTACGCACCCTATGCTCTCTGAAGCCATTACACAATTTCAAGCCCAAGCCTATAAAGAATTACTGCCATCAGGAGGGCCGGTTAATACACAAATTTTAGGACACATTACCACTCAAAAAGAGGAGCAGGCTCAACGGGTGAAGGATTATATGAATTATCAAATTTCTCATGTTATGGAAGAATATGATCCAGATCTTGATTTATTATTATTTTATCTGCCTTTATCAGGATCAGCATTTAAAAAAGTTTACTATGATGAAGCATTGGAACGCGCAGTTTCTAAATTTATTCCTTCGGATGACTTTTATGTTCCTTATCTCGCAACTGATCTGCCATCATGCGAACGCGTCACCCATACTATTCGTAAAAGTAAAAATGAAGTAAGAAAATTACAAGTAGCGGGACTGTACCGTGATGTGGATCTGATGGTGTCTACTACAGAAACAGGAATTCAAGAGAAAGAAGATCAAATTGCAGGAATGAAAAAATCCTATCAAAAAGAGGATTATCAATTACTGGAAATGCATGTTGATTTAAATATTGAAGGAATAGATAGTGAAGATGGAATTAAAGTTCCGTATATTGTCACTCTAGATGAAGGATCTGCACAAGTTCTTTCTATTTATCGAAATTATAATGAAGATGATCCTAAGAAGAAAAAGAAACAATATTTTGTTCATTATAAGTTCTTACCTGGCTTTAGCTTTTATGGTTTTGGTCTTATCCACATGCTCGGAGGGCTCTCAAGAACTGCAACCTCAGCACTTAGACAGCTTATCGATGCAGGTACGTTGTCCAATCTTCCAGCGGGCTTTAAAGCTCGAGGATTGCGAATTAAGGATGATGACTCCCCTCTCCAACCAGGAGAATTCAGGGATGTAGACGCTCCTTCTGGTGATCTTCGCCAGGGACTATTACCATTACCTTATAAAGAACCAAGTCAAACCTTATTTGCTTTATTAGGTTTTGTCGTTGAAGCAGGAACACGATTTGCTTCTGTCGCTGATCAAAAGATTGGAGACAGTGTTGCATCCAATGCGCCTGTTGGAACTACAATGGCATTAATGGAACGAGGCGCTCGCATTATGTCTGCTATTCATAAGCGCTTACATTATGCACAAAAAATTGAATTTAAATTACTGGCCAAAATATTTTCTGAGTCTCTTCCTCCAATGTATCCATATGAAGTTGGAAAAGATGCAGTCCCAAGTTTAAAGGTAGAAGATTTTAGTGATGAAATAGACATTCTTCCTGTTTCAGATCCTAATATTTTTTCCATGGCTCAGCGTGTAACATTGGCGCAAACACAATTGCAATTGGCACAAACTGATCCTCAAGCTCATAATATGTATGAGGCCTATCATCGCATGTATCA